TGAAGTTGTGCCGTAAACGTAGTCCGCCAGCCGGCGGTTTCGCTACCCCCAACGGTGTGACTTGCGTCACATCCGATTTGTCCGATTACTACTCCACCTCCGGCAAGCCTGCCAAAGAGTTCAGCACGCTCAACACTGCGGCACTCCCCGCGAGGCTCAGTGCCGCTCTCCAGTCCACGGCGTCTAGAGCTTGCGTGACCGGTCCGAGCATCATCGCTGCGGCAAGTGCCTGCGCGAAGGTCTTGAGCGCGCGTACGCCTGCGGCCTGAAACCAATTCTTGGTGTCCATTACATTTTCTCCCTTATCGTGCCAAACCAAATAGATTTCGGATAATTGCCTCAGTTAGAGTCTGACAATCCTTGACTGGCAACTTGCACCATGCCGCGATTCGCTCAGTAGTCTTCGGGCCCCACCATCCATCATCCTTAGCCAATACAATTCGCTGAATTCGAGTGATGGTGTTATAGCCCGTCAGCAGATCATCACGATCCCCCTCCGCGATTAGTGGCACCCGAACAATCATTTCCTGCATAACCGGAGTCTTCTCCGCGGGTGTCCCCTTAATCTTTTTCGCTAGCTTCGATGCCGCCGCACGGCTACCTACGATTTCCCAATGCATTGCGTCCGGGCGAGTTACATAATCCCCGCCCCAGCGCAGCACATCATTCGACTCATCTTCAAGATTATGGCATTCAGCAATCTGTGCCGCTGTCATAACCTTTTTAGTCGGCACACCCATTGGATTGTCCGGAGCATTGAAATCTACGGCGGTTCCGCTGGCATGATTGGAATAGGAATTACTGCCTTCAATCTTTTTGACAAACCACCCCCAACATTCACCGGCCTGCAATGGCTCTACTCGCTTATTGTATTCCGTAGCTAGCCAGCGGAAGATTACCGCGACATTGCCCTTCAGTACACCATTCGGCACCTCAATAGAGCCAATCAAGGGTTCGTCATCCTGCTGTGTGGTGGTAGCTACTGGCCAACCATTTTGAGAATTAGGCATTGTTTCTCCTATGCGGCGATTTGGCGAAGTTCGAATGTAGTGCCAGCCTGTATGGTGGTATTTGTTGCGTCAGTTGTATTTTGTGCCCATTGCAAACTTAATGTGCCGGCTACGGTTACCACCACATTATATGATTCTTCTGTTGCATTGTAGAATGTAGTGCCTGCCGCCGTCCCATATACCGCGTCAGAGCCTGCCGCAGTCGGGCCACACTGCAACGGGGTTACCGCGTTCGGCGCTGCTGTGTTACCTGAGCCCGGACCGAACCGGGCACGTAATGGATTATTCCACGTGCCAGTAGTAATTACCCAGCGAGTTTTAAAATCAGGAGTAGCGGATGTATCAGTGCACCAAAACAAAAGTAGCTTAATGTGCCATGTACCAACACCTAGCGGAATGCTGACCAGTTCAGGATCATTTGATAATGTGTTATTGACACGTGAAAGTGCAGACGCTTTGGTGTAGATATCCGGAACACATAATGCCAAGTTTGTTGCACTGACATCCGTGCCTACCCCCCATGCGGGGTATTTTGCCATTATAGCCTCGCTTTAAGAATTGGGTCAGCCGTAATGTAATCTCCGGCCGTATGCGCGGCGGTATAGCTATCTAATCCTCGCGTTACCGTAAGGGTTTGCGGTTGGCCAACGACATTGGTTGTCTTGGCGAGATCTAGCCCGTCAAAATAGATTAAGGTCCCATTTGCAGGGCTGCCCGCCACTGTCGGACCATAGGTGCACTGGGTGGTTAGTGCCGGCGCTGTAGCGGTATTAGTGACCTTAGTCCATGTATTTGCCTGCACAGTTACCGCACTGGAGCCGCTTGACGAGATAGCACCACCAACTGAATTCTGCCAATTGATGACACAGTTCACGTTGGCACTAGTTATCGATAGGTAAATCCAAAAAGAAATGCGATAACTCTCTCCAGCCACAATCACTGGACGGATTGCATTAGCCGTGCGTAGTGTTGCCTGCGCGGGGGAGCCACTAACCGTAATCAGATATGAATTGGCCCCACCATGAGCTTGTGCTGTTGATTGTGTGCCCGAACCGCCAGCCGCCGTCCAATTGGTAATGCCAGTCTCGAATTGCCCGAGTTCTACCGCAACAGAGCCAATCTCGCTTGCCTCACGAACAGTCATGCGCTCACCAGCAATTTTGATTACCATTGATACTAGTGCAGGATCGATGGTTGCAGCGCCTGTTAGTGTATTAGCCACAATTTGTGTAGCGGAGGATGTGCAGTCGGCATTGAGTTGCGTTTGCACAACACCTGCCACTGTGTCATGCGCTGCCACAAAAAGATACGGTCCGCCGGATACGGAAGTCAGTAGTTCACTATTGCGGTAAGGCCCATAGGGCACCATTGCCCATGTGATATCCCATGTATGGTTTTTCAATTCCTCTGTGATGCCTTTAGCTAGCAAATACAAAGGTGCTGGCGCCATAAATGTAGGTAGCGAAGTAATGGTTATGATGTCGGTAATCAGCGTTTTCTGTGCTAGCAAAGCCAGGGTTGCACTAGCCGTGAACGGACTGCGGTGCATTTCAATTTTAACGGAAGGATACCGCGACTCCGGCCATGTACGTACCAATAGCATTTGCTGTACAAGAGCAGGCAATCTACTATCTAGATAATTATTACAATTAGGGCCATCCGGAACAACATTAATGCCATTCGGAGATTCCTGAATACTCATTGGTCCGAACTCTAAAAATGCTCTAGCAGAACCGCCGTTGTCTCGTGTGAGTGTGATGTCATTCGCCACGTCCGCATTATCTGGTGTTGCCTCAAGTCCGGTAGACAACTGTGCCCACGTAAGTTCTAGGCCAAAGCTATTACACAAAGAAATGCGGGTGCGATACTCCAATGCTGCCTCCTGATCAACCGATTCCGTAATAACGCCACCATCAACCACTGCACACTGATACAGAATATTCATTCCCGTATCGATAGGCTGCGCGCCCATCGCTTCAGTGTCCGCAGCATCGCCGATAAGTATTGGGCGTGCCCCGATTAAGGGTGCCACACGCTCAAATCTATCGCCTGCTAACTCACCGGCAAAGCCCCTAGAAAACTGAGCAAATTCAAGCTCAGGTGCATCATAGAATATGGTATTGAATCCTGTGTTTGAAGTAGTCATCAACTGTGCGAAGCGCACGTCGGCGAGCGCGGCGACGCCTTGCACACCGACACGATCAAACACGCCTGTAGTGCCTGCATATGTGGTCGTCCCGACTGCGGTCTGACTTAAATACAAGTCAGTACCTACCGCAAACCACTCAGAACGAATATCGTCTACATTAGCGCCATTCTGTGTAATTCCTAAGTGGTAACAAATCCAATTTGTAGGCTCGGTGCCCACGCCGTGCAATGTGTTTTTGTTTACAGTTAATGTACCAGCAGAATTGTAGCCATTGAGATCATAAGTAGTAGCTCCGACCACAAAATCCCACCGGCGAATTGTGCCAGAATTACTATAGATACTGAACATTGTTTGATTACTTGCCGGCAAACTTGGAAATTTGAAATACCCTACAAAGCTAGCGTGCCCTGTACTAGTCACAGTTTTGCATATACCACTGAATACTGGCCCTGTACTTCCGCAAACCATTACTCCGGCAGAGCCTGCCAGTGTGGCATCATAACCCGCAAAGGTAATATCATTTATTATGGCAGGCTGCACTCCGTCTGTGCCGCTACTCGCACTAGTAGTGTCTGCGGTTGTGGCATCCTCCCCCGGCCACCACCCGTTAGTTACGTAGGTTTTCATTGCTAGAGTGATAGCAGACTGCAATGGTGTTTCATTCGCGGTGAGTCGGCGAATAATTCCCCCCGCTTCGGCAATAATTTTCACATCGGTACCGCTACCACTGGAGCTTTTATTTGGGCGCATTACCGGTTCGCTAAATTCCCCGTAGAACCGGTAATCAGCGTTTGTTATGTATGCACTATCAGGAATACCAGTCACGGGAGTGACAGTCCATGTATTACTATGATCATCGACGAATGACGTAGTACCTACCGCCTCCGCAGTGAAATCTGGATTGGCAACAACAGAACCGCCAATGCTGCTACATAATTCAAACCCGTAGATTCGACCTATTAGCGGGTAATTACTTGTAATAGGGCTAACAGGGGTGCTGCCGATAGCTGCGCCTGCCGCAGCAAGCTCTATGCCGGCAGTACTGTCGAAAATGCTAGTAGTCCCTGCCGTAACTACAGCGGAACCTAGCTGCGTATACGAGCCACTTAGAGTGGTTGCTGTATAGAATGTAACCGTATTTCCTGCCGCCCCGTTATCTACGTCATGCGTCACACGAATAGCTATGCGTCCGGTATTCGGAAGTCCTGCTGTTGAGATAACGCTCCCGGTGATAGCACTACCATCAACACTCCACCTATACCGCACTAGCCCTTCCGACGATAAATAGAGCAGCCATGATCGCTGATTCCCTGTAGTTGTGTATTTTCCAACGATGTATTGTCCGAACCCTGTGCGCCGTATTCTTGCTATATCAACATCGATACGTATATCAATATCGCCCGTGATGGACAATGCCGCACTGTCGGGAGCCCAACACTCGCCCGATATCGGCGCGGTACGTACTGTCCCACTAAGTAGCTTTCCGGGGGATACTAGTAATAGCGCTGTTGCGGCGCGCGGAACGTACACACGGACCGGAGTGTTACGTGCGAGCTTGCCAAAGTAAGGTGATCTAGGATTTTCATTATTATAGATACCATTCGGATCATCCCATTCCCATCGGCATGTTCCTGCCGGAGTCTCAGATTGTAGACCACCCTGCCCTCTCGAAATACTTACTCCGGGTTCATTCAATATTTTAGTGCGTGAATCATATCGAACTACGTCAGTCCATACATCATCAATTTTCATTTGCACTACTGTGCCGAGTCGATCTTGCGGAAACGCCATTAGATTTTCACCTTCCCCCGACCTAGCGCCACCTGCACTTGCCCGCCACGGCTATGTACGTATAGGCGCATTCCTTCAATAATGGCATCCATTAGCTTATTGCCGTTTGGCGCGAGAGCGAGAGTCCAATCACCACCCCCACCTGAGCCCATCATTTGTTCTGTCTGCCCATGCGGAATAACAGAGCTACCTTGTGGGACCCGAATCAACTCACGCCCACGTTCACCAGCCATAATCAAGCCACCAGCAACTCCACCTTTAGCGAAGTAACCGATGTCCGGAGTATCGATCGAACCACCACCCAGAATGGCAGGCAGACGGAAGCTCAAGTTATTCCATTTTTCGATTACCCAATTCAGCGCATTACGGAAGCCATTCTTTAGGCCATCCCACATATTAGCGAGATTGGCGCCCACTTTGAATGCATTCTTTTGAATCCAATTAAGGAAGTCGGCAACATGGCTGTAAATATACTTTAGTACATCCGAAACTTTATCGGCAACCTTGCCTACAGCGCGCGCTACAGTACCCCATGCGTTTGCCATGTCAAGTTCGTACTTAATTATCCTGCCAACAATAGGCAGGCCAGTTTTGAATAGCCACTTGAGGAAATCAGCAACTGTGTCTACAAACTTTTCTACCTTCTTTTGGTTACTCGGATTGGCTAGCCAATCACTGACCTTATCCAATGCTGAATTGATGGAATCAAAAACACTGTTTGCTGTGTCCTCAGAGGACGGAAAGACAATAGCTATGATCTTTCCGACAATCTCGAAAACCTTTTGGCCGATATCAAAAATCTTTTGCAGCATGTCGGCGGCTTTTTCCATGAATGAATCCAGCTGACCAGTATCATCCGCGCGCTTGATCCATCGATCAAACCACTCAAATATCTTGCGTAGTGTTCCGCTGATCACTAGCAGCACAGGGCTTGCGGCATCTGCAATACGGCCGAAAGCATCAATGAAGGCGGTAACGCTATCACTGATGTCATCGATGACCTTACCAAATGTCTCGCCTACCCCTTCAATATTCTCAATGAATTCTGAATCGCCTAGCGCCTGCATTGTCTTCTTACCGAAGCTATTCAGGTGATCAGCAATATTCCCAAGAATGTCGTCAAGGTGCGGAAGCCATTTATCCGCTAGCTCTGTAACTTCCTTGTCAAAGCCCGCGAGCAGCCTGTCCTGCACTTGCCGCTTGATCTTGTCAAATCGCTTACCGATTTCGATTAGAGCGAGCACTAGCTTTTGCGCATTAGGTGAAAGCTTTTTCATAGCCTCATCAAATGCGTTCACTGCCCCCGTAGCGCCGACAGTCGCAACTGTTTGCTTACGCTTGGCTTCCGTCAGTCGCTCTTGTGCGCGGATCACTTGCTCATGCGCGGCGCTCTCCCGCTCTAGTGCCGCCTGCACGAGGTCGGAGCCTTGTACGCCAGTCTTTGCGGCCTTTTCTTTTTCCTTAGTCAGGTCCCCTAGCTTTTCTTTCTGTGAGGCTAGCTCTGCCTCTGCGCGGGCTAGCGCATTTTTCGCTTCCGCTTTCTCCCAATCAGAGCCTGCCTCTTGTGCCCGACGGTTCTTTTCCTTCGCCTCAACAACCGCCTGCTCTGCCTCACTGACTGAAACTTTTTGCAAGCCCAGCTGAATCGCTAGATCTTCGCGCCGTTCAATTTCTTCCTGAATTGCCTTAGCAACATCCTTAGCAGCATCACGCTCGCGCTCTTTAGCATCGACTACAGCACGGGACGCGTCCCTAATTCGGATAGCCGCTTGGTGTTGCTGCTCTGAGGTATCTACCGCAGCCTTCCCTGCCCCTGCCATTTGCTTGCTATGTGCACTAAGCGCAGTACCAATGCCCCCAAATCCGATTGCCAAAGTAGCAAGAGTCAAACCGAGCCCGGTCAATGCTGTTGCAGCGGCACCTGCAACGCCCGCAACACTCAGCAGCGCCGGGGCTAGCAAGATGAAACCGCCAGCGGCCGCCGGGGTGGCAATAGCTAAGCCCATGGCGGCCTGCATTACCATATTGAGTCCACCACTAGCGGCAGTACCGGCGGCCTCAGCAGCGGCAATCTGGAAACCAGCCTCACTTATACGTTGACCGAATTTAAATACGCTTTCTGCCCCGCCAGCAAAACCTTTCACTGTTTTACCGACAAATGCGTCTAGCACTCCACTAGCTCGACGTGCACTATTGCCAATTCCGTCAGTAGTCCGAGTAACCCCCTCCCCTTGCCGAACAAATCTACCGAGGGAGTCGCGTGCTCTATCAAAGCCTTTTGTAGTTTCATCGGTGGTGCGGCGTGCTGTGTCACCAATCTTTTGCAAGGCGGTATTGATTGGGTCAAGATTTACATCATTATCGTCTTTTACTTCAATGACAATTTCATTAGCCACGCCGCACCTCCTCTTTAATAATCCATTCCCACATTATCAGGCTCGATACTTCGATACCGTTCATCACGACTACCCAGCTGTTCAATTTCTAGTAGATAAAGAATTCTTGCATCTTCTCGCTCTACTTCACTAGGTAGCTTTTTGAATTGCCGGCAAAGGTTAAGAATTAATTCTGCGTATTCAAGCTCGGGTGGCTTGCTGATGGGATTACCATCGGAATCGATGCCTCCGCCAACGGCTTTCCATTGGGAGAGTCTGCGGCCAAAGGGTCTGGCACACTGATTACCCCCTGCCATGCATTAATGATTGCAAGAATTAATGCAGAGTCCTGCTTTAGGAAGTCAGATAGAGGAATAGGTTGATCTTCCTCATCTTCATAATTCCAGTCGATAAGCGCAGTGGTAAGCGGCTCTAGCACCGGGCGTAGTCGCTGCAAGATTGAAATCTTTTCTTCAGTAGTGCCACCCTTAAGCTCTGAAATCTTTTCCAATTCCTCTAGACTCAACCCCCGTACGCGGACTTCTAGCCCATGCCAATTGCTTGTTTCCGGCCACACCAATTTATACGGCTTGCGCTTAAAACCCATTATTTTGCATCCTCCCAGCGTGGGCCTTTACCTACCGGAAAGACTGCATCCATTTTGAAATGCGGAGTTGTTAGTTTATATAGCTTAGCAACTTTGCCTGCAGGAGTGATATCCTCTTTGTCAAAGGGTGTACTGAACTCGAAGTCAACTAGATCTTTCTCAGTAAATGTGAGGACTTGATCCTCTGCCTGTACTGTTACGCTAATCTTTATTTGGTTATCCATGCTCCCTCTCCTCTCTCTCTCTCTGCTAAATACTTACGACCACGTAGGTACGGTTCCATCAGACAGCGAACCGGGGGCAGTCCAAGTAAGCTCAGCCCCAGCGGCACGAGTTAGGTTGTAATCACTGAACAAACACTCATTCGCTAGCGTCTGCCCGGAAATGCTCAGGCTGACAGTGCGAGTGACACTAGTACTCGATACTGTCTTGAGTACCGCGTGGCTCTTGTTTGCCGCGTCATTGAAAACACCATTGAGCGTAATCGAGAAATCTGCAAGGTTCAGCAGTCGCTCAACCGCGCTCTTGTCGACACCCGTAATTTCCTGTACTGCGCGCGGAGTTGAAAACTGAAAGTTGGTAACATCATTACGAATGTCCTGTGCGGCTGCGGCGGCATCATCAACACTCAGTGTCGTGATTGCTAGGCCATTCTCTTTAGCCATTAGCTAACCCCTCTCAATTAGTTCTTTTAGATTGATTTGATTCTCGCCGAACCTATCCATCCATTCGTTACCGTCAATTACAGTCGGTCGCGAATAGCTACGAAAATCCCCGCGCTTTAGGGTACATAGCGACGGTCGCTCGATTTGAATTCTGTGCTCACTAAAGCACTGCTGTTCCGCCGGGAATGTGAATGTAACCGCCGTGCCTATTTGCTTTGCAGTCCAATGCCGTCCGGACTGATCGACAATATAGCGAGCCCGTTTCTGCCCTATTTCTGTGCTCACATCAATGAGGGTCTGCCATCCATGCATATAGGGCCCGCAGTGCAGTTCATTGCAAATGATTGTTTCATCCTCATCAATTTCATCAGCCATAGTGTGTGCTGCAATCCGCTTGAGGATTGCAATACAAGGGGTTGTCACCTCCTGGCATGTCGCTGGCCGACTGTGTGTTTCCCTCGGTCGCACTAGTCCGTAGGTGTCATACACATCAGGCCCTAGGCGTGGCGTGATCCGAAACATTAGAAAGCCACCCCCACACTTTCATTACGATTCATAGTTACTTGAAATACCGCGCTAGAAAATGTGCCGGTAGTGGCTACCCTCACGTATCGTCGGATAGTGGCATTGTTAGCCGTAGCCAGCCTCTGAAAACCGGGGGCCGCCGCGCCCGCTACTGCGGTGAACGCTAGCCCGGTAATGGCTGCAAAGCTCACGTTGTCCGCCGAATCCTGAACGGTTACGGTAACGCTCGTGCCGATCACCGATTGGTATTGCAAATAAGCCTGAGCACCGAATGCACTAGACGCTAGGCCATCGACGCTCGCGCCGTTGGTTGCGGTAGTGTCCGTGCGCTGCCCTGCGGTTATCTGAATTCCCCACTCAAGGCCATACTGATTCGCATTGGAAACCACACTGAATGGTAGCGAACCATCAGCCCCTCGGTTGCCATCATAGTTATTTTGCAGGGCATTACATACAGCGCTAGGGGCACCAAGAATTGTGCTACGCAAATAGGTGACAAGCGTATCTGTACGCGGGAGTGTCTTTAGGATTGCGTGCGCTCGATCGGTTGCGTCATTGAAGTAGGCGGTAAAGTCAATCCCACCATCCCTATTCAGTGCCCATCGTTCCGTGGCACTCTTATCAATTCCAGTATTCTCACCTAACGCAGGTCCGCCTGATATGCGATTGACTGCACTGATATCATTGGGAATGTAATAACCGCCGATAATGAAACCGTCACCTAGACCATTCTGCTTAGCCACTTTATCCTCCTAACTAACTTGCGGCCATACGTCATTGACAATGCACGGGATGGTTAGATCCATAATCCGGAATAGTGATCCATCATCCGACTCCACATATCCGGCTACCGCAGCGAGGGCAGTGCCGAATTGCCCAAGTAGGTCGACGTTCCTAATGATTCCCCCGAAATCAAAATCATCATGGTAACGTCGCATGAGGTTCGATACTGCTTTCACTACTTGAGGATCAATTATGTCTTGCGGGTATTGATTCAGGCTAGTGAATATGCGAAGCATGAAAATTACTTGCGCACTAGTTACAGCGAGCCCACTAGCAAGCGCTACCGGATTGACTGCCTGAACCCAGATAGCCGCAGTTAGCCGTGAGCCAGGCTGGCGCATTACCTCATGCGTATTGACCTTTGTGAAGTACCCGGAAGCCTTAGCGTCACTAACCACCGCATCAAGAATTTGATCTAGCCATTCTTCGGTTGGAGTAGTCATCTATTCATATCCTTGATATAGCGGTCAACGCTGCGGCGGGTAACCTGCAATGAGTCCTTATCTAGCCGTGCGCGGACTATTGCAAATGTTTGATAGCCTTTAAATCGTGTTCTTCGGTTTCTAGGTGACGTCCCCTCTAGCCAATCACCATAGATTATGTTCTGATCCCATACCATTGTCGTAGTATGGCGTCTGTCGGTTATTACATGAGCTGCATAGTTACCCGTCCATTGCCGAACTACCCTGCGCAATTGCTGCCTAATTCGTCGCACGGCTGAATCTGCCATATCGCTGTTGACATTGGCTATCAATCGTCGACGTAATGCACTGCTTTCTGCTGCGTTGAATATCACGCCCCGTTGCTTTACGCTTATTCTGATTCCAAATGATGGCATTAGATTGCCGCCTTGCGGGACTTCCTAGCGTGTGCGCGCCAACACTGCTCTCTAAGGTCCGGAAGACCCTGCCCAATAGGTTCTTTCTGTGCCGGCCGGGATTGACGGAAACCACCAAATGAAGGTGCGGCAGAACTTACAGAACTTGTATATCCACCTGCATTCTGAGAAAGCATGACAACGGTTTCTGCGATGCAAAGCTCATTGACCAGGGATGGGTATTCGTGCACGTACACACTCAGCGCATCGGCGTGGCTTGTGGCGGTAGAGCCCAGCGCCCCTCGAACCCCTGTGAATGTGCGCAGGCCATAAATCGGCGTAGTGCTTACATGACTAGCTAGAGCGCTACCATCAAATGCGCGATCAACAATTAGATTGTTGCCGGCAATATCGTTAATTTTCACACGCTCGGCATCAATAAGAATCGTCTCACCTGTAGCGAACGCGGTACCGTCAGTAACTCCAATTGATTTAGTGGACTGCACGGCGTCCACCGTACCGGTCAGCGTGTTCCCACTGATCACACTCATGCGCCGATTGGTCAATAGGATTCTCTCTGTGCCCATGAGTACTAGAGAACCTATTCCCAGGGGATAGTAACCACTAACAGGGTTGATAACCATTGTGGTTATGCTAGAGTTGATGCCACCGCTTAGCACTCCACCTGAGAGTGTGGTATCCGTATCCTTGTCACCGCTGAACAATCCCGCAATGCTAATGGATTGCTGGAATGTGGTTCCGCTTGTAAAAGCGGAATTGGTAGCCAAATCTACTTGCAGCATCGAATACGGTGGTTCGGCTTTGTCATCCCCTCTACGGAGAATCACGTCAGAGGTAATGTTTACTCCCCCCGAAAGGGCCGCACTAACTGAAATCATTTCATTATCGCCTAGGTCGATCTCCCACGTTGGCGAATAACTATACGTAGGCCAATCCAGCAAGATTGTTCGCTGTTCCGGGTAGAACCGGCGATGCGTCAAGTTTTCGATAGAGCGAGTAGCCGCACCTAGCTTTGCAAGAATTCTATCTTTCGCATAAGCAGTGTGCGCAATTTCCAATGAATCTGTTACTTGCTCGACTGTTGCATATGGCGGTTGCATGTTCACCCCCTACAAATATTTCAGTAGCGAAATACTGAATGCTCCGAGTGCGATCAACACACTTACAGCAGGTAGCGGCCATTTAGTTCTTTCCAAATTACGAATTCGACTTTCATGGTCGCCAATATCATTTCGGTCATCGGCACGCTGCTCTATAAGAACATCGACTCTGCCGGTGAGTCGCACTACCGCGTCATAAATCTCGCGCATTGTGATGTGCACAATCATCGGATCCGACATAGCCTGCCTCATTATGTAGTTAAGGGAGGGAACCTACCTTCAATAGATTCCCTCCTTGCTAACCAAACCAGTTACTCAAAAAATTCGTCATCCTCGGTCGTGTTTACTGAGGTAACGCGCGACTTGGCGCTTCGTGCTCTAGCGGATGGCTTGGCTAGCCTGCTCTGGCCACCTGTAGCCATCAAATGGGCATCGGAGTCCATTTCCCTCTCCGGTTGAGCGGAGGGGTTCTCCGTCGAATGGGCAGGCTGCAGGAGGTTGTGACTCTCGCTGGCGTTTCCCGATTTCTCGCTCTCTGAGGACTGAGAGGAGTCCATACCAACTGATGGCTCTACCTCCTGCCTGTCCACGAAACCGATTTCAGCACGCTTGATGCGCACCGGTAGATCAGGGTCTGCCAATTCCTCTGGCGTGTGTGACATTCCGCCGTAGCGTGTTCCTTTAGCCATGGTTAGACCGACTCTACGGACACAGTAAGGTTGGTGTAATTGGCGTCAGCATGCCCATGCGCCTTCACAAGCACACCCGAAGGATTGCTATTCGGAAGGTGCCGAACTAGCACATCGCGAATTTCGGAGCCTAGCGCATCCTGAATTACCAAGTCGCGTAGCTCTGCCGCGACCTGATCAGCCTTACCAATTTTAGAAAAAGAAAAACTCATGGCTACCCCTATGCGTTCAGCTGAGCAAGTAGCGTCGGCTCACGCTGCACTAGCAGGCCCGTAAGAATGTAAAGGCCCGAAACCAGCTGTGCATTCGCCACCGTTGCAGCGATGTTGCAGCTAATCCATTCATAACCTGCACTTAGCTGCGCCGCCGTGAATTGTAGAACCGCGAGAGTCTCTTCCTCTGCGGTAGTCAATCCCATGTTAGCGCTGGCCGATGCTGTCTGTGCCACACGAGCCCACGTCTCATCCCCATCTAGCGTGGTCTCAGTCTTCTTATAGAATTCCGTGATCACCACTAGGTCAGCACTGTTACCCGAGGTGGCCGCATCGTGCTCCCGTACGGTCACAACAGGGTCGGCCCCGGCTGTACCCGCACCCTTGTAGAGCACGAATGCAATGTTCGTTGCGTTCCGCATATGCACTCGGTGACCCGTTGCAGCATCGGAAGTATTGAAATCAACCGGAGTGAAGGCCGAACCGATGTCGAAAATGTAGCCGAGACCGTTACCACTAGGCATATCAATTGTTCCTTTCTGGAATTAGTTAGCAAGTGCTACGAACGGGCTAAGCGTGTTAGTGCTGTTGTTCTGCGGAGTGATGGCATTCTGTAGCCAAGGGCGGCCGTCAAGGCGCTCGATAACTCGGAAGGCGGTAACGTCAGACGAGAAACGGAATTCCTCGGACTGGCGAGCACTCATGGCCTGTCGGTCGCCTAGCAGATAGAAACCAAAGTCAACGAAATTGATATCGCCCTGAGTACCGAGTGCGCGAGCCTTTTCCGATACGACAATCGGAGCACCTAGCATCGACATAGGCATGTTGCTTGCGCCGCTGGCGAACTGTCCGCCACCCATCCATACGGGACCCGAACCGGAGCTAAGTTCCATGGTGAGTAGCTGCGGGAGCACGTCCGGCGAGACAACCCATACAGCGCGGCCTAGCGACTGAGGCAGCATCCGGCAATACATATTGACAATGTCAGCCCATGCAACCGTGTCAGTAGACGAACCTGCACGGTCTACCGCAACCGTGGCCGGAGCATTGATGAAACCAAGGGGCTCGCCAACGCCACCACCAATGAAGAATGCGACATCCTCAAACCAAGCGATAGCCTCAGGGAAAATGTCATTGATGAACGCGGCCATTGAGGGCCGGGCATCCTGAATCAATTCATTCGGAACCTCAGTGTAAAGGCAGAGCTTGTTAGCCCGCAGCTCAACACGTCCGAAGCGAGGCTGACTTTCGGTAAGGGTCGCGCCTTCTTCTGTCCAGTAACCCGTGATACCACCGAATACCGAACTGACATTCGACGTCGCGTCTACCGTCGGGAACGGCACCGTGAGGCTATCCATCGGGATAATCCGCGCACGGGACCGAACAACCGCGCTATCAAGCGCTACACGCAGTAGCTCTGCCCGCAAGATCTCCGGAATGAGGAATCCACCGTCGGAAGGCTTGACCGACGAAAGGTCATTCTTGAGGCTGCCTAGCTTGGTGCTAAGGCCGGCATCCTTGTGCGAGTGATTAGAAATCGCGTGAAGAAAGTCCGACGCGTCGGCAAACATGCCGTCATGCTTCGCACCAAGGGCATTCTTGTTATAAAGCGTATTGGGCTTGATTCGCGCCCGAGCGTTGGGGTTGTCAAGGTTCAGTCGCTGGGAAATGCCTTCTGTGCTGCCCTGCTGTTCCCGCAACCAATTGATCATGAATTGTTCGGTCTGCTCTGCTACCTGACCAGTAATACCCGAATCTGCTTTGAGCCGGGCATTGATTGAATTCTCTGTGAACTGAACGAACTTCTCAGGGTCTGCAATCAGGTCCCGCATGATGGCAGGAGTGGTAAGCATTTCCCGTAGTTCAGCAGAATTCGTTGGAATGGTTAGTTCACGTGCCATTGCATTACCTCCGTAGTTTCGCCATAGCGGCGGTAAAGCGGTCGATTTCCTCATCCGAAAGCACTGTATTAGCTGCATTCTTCAGAGGCTGCGGAATAACAGAATCTGAATTCGAATTCTGCATTTCGATTATGGGTGCCGGGGCCTTGTTACGGCCTAGGTATTTGTAGCCACGATTACTGAGCCGGTGCGTGCGATTCATCAATACCGCAAGTGCGGCATCGTAGTCCGCAGCATTGGTCAGTGCCGACTCAAGATCGTCAGGCTCTTGTGATTCATCCATTACTGGCTTGCTCTTGCCAGCATAAATGGAATCGGCTAGGCCGACATTGACCGCTTCCTCAGCGAACATCCATGTCTCAGCCTGCATCCGAGTGCGCCAATCTGCGGCATCACCTCCACCTTTCTTAGCGTAAAGCGTCGCTACATTCTCACTCTGAGCTTCTAGCCACTCGTGCAGTTCAAGCATTTCACGGGGGTTTACCGTGCAGGTGATCATGGCGTCATGAATCATCATTTGCGAACCATCCATCATTTCGCAAACATCGCCGGCAACCGCGATAATGCTTGCGGCACTTGCCGCCATTCCGTCTACCCGTGTAATCACATGTGACGGGTGCTGGGCTAGCGCGCTGCCAATCGCAATCCCATCAACCAATAGGCCACCCGGTGAATTGATTCTTACCACGATTTCTGGCGTATTGATATCATTCAGGTCCTGCACAAACCGACTAGCGCTAACACCCATTGATCCACCGATTTCATCGTAAATGAATACGTCGGTAGATGCAGCTTCGGCAGTCTGATTGCGAATCGAGTACCAATCGAGCTTGAGTGTCCGAATATCGTTCGCTAGTTGCGGGTTGGCATTTGCAATTCGCTCTAGTAGACGTACCTTCTGTAGATTGATAGCTCGCAAGCCGGGCTGACTAAGTGCATTGATCATTTGTTTTCCCTCCCTCCACTACGCGGAATATTCTTACCTTCGCCACCAATGTCATCAGCGGAATCCATAGGCTCCGCCGCAGGAATACCAATCCAGCGCATTTCCGGCAAGCCGCAAGCCGCAGCAACGTCCGATGGATCATACCCACTCAGTACACCATTTCGTGCACTAACCCATTGGCTATTACGTTCACGGTCTAGCGCTTCATGGTTGACCGGTGTCGGGTCATTATAATCCAATTCAAGCGCTTTACCATTTGCGAATTGCGGCAGTAGGAAGGTATTGATTTCATCCTTCCACATGCTCAGTCGGGGGATTGTCTGCCCTTCCGACATGATCTCTTTTGCAGCCTCAGCGTTAGCACGATTGACATCATCGACCGTACCTAGCATTGGCTTAGGGAATGCAAAAGCCTCCCGAATAAGCTCACGCGGGAGGTTCCTCAATTCAACGAATTGCATATCGCTCATACTGAATGCTGTGTCTTGCCACTCGGCATTCTCAAGAACTGCAACCCTGTGCGCATTTGCTACACCTTGATGTTGCTGCCTCCAACGATTTACAAATTCATTGAATTCTTTATCATCCATTCGGTAATCGACTTTGATAATGCCACCTGGCTTGGCACCATTGACAAAGAAATTACGATTCCATTCTGCCGAATACCGAGCGGCATCAATGTCATTGAGTACTGTCTGTACCGGCCCCATACCCCTGTATGGATCTTTAGGGTTTGGGTATTTCAAATGAATTACCTGATCAATGGTAAGTGGAACTTCCTCACCGTCCGGGCCGCAATAGATATAACCGGTCAGGTATTTCTTAGGGTGGCGTACCGGCTCGATTCGATCAGGTCTTACAGGCCACATTTCCAGCACGATATTGCCGACCTTTTGGAGCACAATTACACCTTCGCCTACTAGGTCTAGGTGTTGCTGCACTGTCGCCAGTAATCGGCGCCTTGTGTAGAAATCATTCGGCCGATTCCATACGTCCAAAAAGCCGTGCTCTAGAACCTCTTCGCGCCGGTCTTTGTCTCGCACAGCACCTTTGCGATACAAGTGCCACTCCGTCGACGCAACCGCATTCATAGTCTGCGTGACAATGGCGAACAGGGTACCTACTGAGCCATACGCCTCATAGGCTCGCTCTCCGACCGTTTCCTCTTGCTGCCCAAACAACCCACCGAATGCGCCTCTAGAGCTTGTGTATGGTACCGGTGAATTGTTCATCGGTCGGCGAATCGTATTCACCAATGTCGAAACGAGATCTCTCATGCATTACCGCCCTGTCCTCATGTCCGGCGCCCTGCGTACCTCCATCGGTTCAGCCGTTGGCGTTTCCCGTGTGATCAGCCACGAAAACACAAAGCACGAAATACCGGCAACGATCAAGCCTGCCTGCATATTGAAGCTGAAACCAGCCCACGTCAAGAAAAGAAATCCAGCGAGTTGAGTTACTAGCCGAATGGTTGCATTCAGTACTGCTAGCGCGCGATTACCTTCCTTTGTCTCTCGCTTAGTTCGGCTAACTGCTGAGCGAGCTACCTTCATTGCGAGAAAGCCAGTAAGGGTTTGCGGTAGTGGCATATCAACCATTGTCTATTCCTTCTCTCTCTGCTTATGAGTTGACGAGGGTAGCACGCGCTTTGCCCTTGAAATCCTTAAACATAGTCAGGTATCGCGTTCCATCCATACCGTGATCATCTAGCTTTACAGGCTCGTCTTGAATGCGTCCGTCCGGGCTCTTATGCCATACGTAACCCGCATACTCTTGCTCTGTACAGGTGGGTAGCAAATGGTCTACCAGCCATTGATCCTTCTCGACTAGCGCATCGACCATCACATAAAGACGCGGCATTCCGTCTCCCGCCGGCATCAATCGCTTCTTTACGGCGTCGATACCTTCGTAAACATTCTTGATAGCCGCCTGAGTTCCTAGCCCTGTAGCTTTCTCAAAGGTCCGCCGGCCTTCCGCATCATGATCACAAATGACCGCACTGGGCTTTGGCTCAATCCATACAATGTCAGTCCATTCGCGCTCTACCTTATTGAAATGGTCATACCATTTAGTTACTACTTCCTTTGTAACGATTGACATAATCTGGCTAGCGTGTTCATCTACAATTCTTTGCGTATGGTAAATCTCTCGGTACAAATACAGCTCACCATCCGGGCCTTCCGCAAAGCATTGCAACACGAACGGGTGTGCAAACCCAAAGTCAATTACCCAATAGCGCGGCCAATCCTTCGGTAGTGGGAGGCGGTTACCGGCCTCATCATAATCCCATTGCAATACATGTACTGCCGGGTCGAATTCTTCATACACAATTCCCTCTGCACTAACCCACAAGCCTAGCCGTAGTCGCTTATAGCGAACCCCAGTCAGTGCGTCCAGAATGGCAATGTATTTGGCTCCACGCTCGGTAACCTCATATGTTCCATCAGGCAGCAAATTGAATAGCCGAGGGTTATCCTCATGGCGCGATTCAATTAGCTTCGATAGTCCCTCATTGCACCGGAGCTTAAGCCAGTGCTTGTCTCCCGCTGGGTTGCAGTCCATAATCAATTGCTGGAATGAAATATTCCAGTTACGCAATCGCGTCTTGATCATTTCAAGGTCATCTAGCGTGATCTCTGTTGCTTCCTGCACATACACAATGTCGTATTCACTCGACATGATTCGTGTCGGCTTATCCAGTCCGCCGATCGTTACGGTAGAACCATTACTGAATCGATACTGTGCAGGCTCTTCACTAGAGCCACCATAATAAACAACCTTGCCCGTAGCCAGTGCTTCTTTGATTACGTAGTTTCGCCACGTGACAAGTGCTGTAGAACCGAGCGAGGCTAGTGTTTTACGCAGGATCATCCCTCGGGTATTCGGCGTGATCATGCAGATTGCGAATAGCTTCTCTAGGCAGGCGCGACTCTTGCCGGTACCCGCCGGACCGCTGATCAATACTTCCTCTAGCTGTGTATCAAATACTTCTTTACAGCCACCTCTCGGTGCGTAAATATGCTCATGGACTTTCCCTGTTTGCTTGACTTTCCGCTTGAGTGTATTAACCATTATTGCAGATTCCCCATATCGATTCCCTGAATGTCAATACTTAGGCTATCTCCCGTGCTGCCCTCTCCGCTTCCTCTATGCAGCAATTGCCCTAATTCATTCGCTGCTAGCATGAGGTACGATCGGAATTCGCGCACCACAATTGCCTGTTCCGCCGTGCTCATAGTGCCATCGATAATTGACTTATAGGTCTCGTCGGCAACCGCTTGTAGTCGCTTGAGGCGTTCGAATTTATTCGTGATCCATAGGTCCTCTAGTTGGTTAGGGTCGAGTGTTGCCGGCTCAGTAGGGGGCCCAGGATCGGTGAGCCTATGATGCTCTGCCTCAATGGCAGCCTTGTTCTCAGCCACAAATTCCCGCAGCGTAGGCACGTCTAGACCATGCCATATAGCTATCTGGCTAGCTGTGTACCTACGGGAGGCTATGTCATTGATTAGGTCGCGTCTTTGTGCAGGGTTCAATCTCTCCATAGCTGGGCATTGTACAGATCATTCTCAGTTGCGGTTGAAACGTTTCAAAAACAATATGATCCCCAATTAGCTTGACAAGCGTGCGCGTAAGGCGATGCAAGATTTCAAGGAAATGCAGGAACTAGCTAGATTCACGCTGGCGGAAGAGCAATTTCGAATCGCCATAGAGCAGGCTATGCCCAAATTCGGATACTGCCTAGGACACCACCGAAGGCTTTTTCTCCCGCTGGGTCGTAGTGCCCTTCACGGCCTTTTTCCCGGCCGGGGTCGCCCAACCTCACCTAATCGACGTTCTGACGCGCCAGGGGAGTTTACAGGGCCT